GCGTGATCGTGAACGACGGACAGCGCGGGCGTGCCGGCTCAACCATCACAGACGACCAGTTCACGATGCACTTCAATATCTGGGAAGCGACAAGGGGCTGATAGATGAGCGTGAAATCATTCACCGTCGGCGGCGTGCAGTACAACGCCGCCATGGCCAGCGCTGTCGACCAAGACCGCCTGATGTCCCTGCTGTCTGCCGCCGTGCTGGAGCGATTCGCCACGGCGGCGGGCGCCGGCCTGGAAGTAGACGACCAGATGCTTTGCGCCATGTTCATGTCGATGCGCCAGGACGTAAAAGCCCAGGTCGCGCAAATGATCATGGCTCGCGTGCTGATCAACGGCACCGAGCGCCCGGTCACCGTCGCCGACTTCGGCGGAAAGATGGTGCAGTACAACCAGCTACTGTCCGAACTCCTGCGCTGGAACCTCTCCGATTTTTTCGACTGGCTGCCAAGCGGCGCAAAAGGCGCTCGGCAGGAAGGGGCGGCAAGCGCAGCGCAGTAAATTGGTTCCTGATGCGGCCCTGTGTGGGGATTGTCGGGGTTTGCCCTCCGCTTTGCACCTGGGCCCAACTTGAAGATGGCACCCACTCTCTAGCGAGCGTGGAGCGCTTCAATCAGGCGATGGACGAACTGTGGGATCAATACGAGGCTGCGAAGAATGGCTAGCAAAGTACTGAAGTCATTCCTGATCGGCATCGGCTATGACACCAAGGCCCTTGAAGCGGGCGACAAGAAGATCAACGCCAGCCTGAATGGAATCAAGTCGGGTGCCCTGGGCATTTCTGCATCACTGGTCGGCGCATTTGGTGCAGCGGCTGGCGCTATCGTTGGCGTCGCGGGCAGGGTCGACAAGCTGGCAATGTCCACGCAGAACCTGCGCACATCCCAGGCTGCCGTGTACAACTACGGCAATGCCCTAAAGCTGATGGGTGGAGACGCAGAGGATGCTGTCGATACCCTGAAGCGATTCGAGGAAATCCAAAACAACCTTCGCCTAAAGGGTGATGCCGGACCAATCAATGATCTGGCAACGGCCGGCATTGATGTCAGTTCGCTGTATCAGACCAGCACTGGCGAAGAGTTCATGCGCGCGCTCGCGGACATGATTCCCAAGTTGGATGAGGGGCAGCGGGCCCAGGTTCAAAGCTCGCTCGGGCTGTCAGACGGCGTATTCCGCTCTCTTGCCGGCGGCGTAGAGAAGCTGGACGACACCATGAAGCGGGCCAACTCGCTGACCGGAAGCGTCGACCAACTGACCGATAACGCAAGGAAGCTCGCTGAAAACTCGGCTGAGTTTGGGCTGATCATCGACGGCGTCAGCAATGAGCTGTCCGAGAAGTTCATGAAAAGCCTTGTTGGCGCCGGAAGCGCACTCAACGAATTCCTCAAGGACCATCGCGGGAATATCAGCGGTGCGATTGATTACGCCTCAAACAACCCGGAAGCAACAGCCGCGCTGGGCGCCTCGTCCGTTGCGGCAGTGGTTGGCGCAACGCTTGCCAAGCTGGGGCTTACATCGGTCGGGGGCCTTATCAGCAAGTCAGGCACTGCCGGTATGGCAATTACTGGCGGCGCGATCGGCTCGAACCTGCTAAACCGATCCTTGAATGAGTACGTGCCGGGCTACGGTGCGGCTGCCAGCGGCTTCGACGACATGCTCAAGGGCGTCACCGGGCTGGAAAGAATCAAGGGGCCGATGGAGCTGATGTTCGGAGGCGATGGCAATCCAACACAAAGCAGCAGCTTTAGGTATGAAAAGCCCGAGGAATATACGGGCAAGGTCATCCGGTCCCAGGAGGATGTCGACTTCCTTGAGCACAGGGACAGATCAGCCTCCGACAGCATGCCGCCATCGAGCGGAGCCACGCCGGACGAAGACCGCCAAGCCAATGCCGAGGCGTTGGCCGGGGCACTGAATCGAACTCCGATCAAGGTTGAAAGCAGCCTGAACGCAACCATCCAGATCGACGGACAGGCGCTTGAGTCCAAAATCATGCAGATCAACGAGCGCCAGAACTACGACACGCTGAGCGACCTCAAGACCACAACGGAGCGATAGCCGTGAGCATCATCAACGTATTCACGCGCCAGGCCCCGACCATTGCTGGCTATGCGTTCGACGCGGTGCTTGAGGACACGCTTGAGGCAACGGTCACGATCACATCCATCCCGATTGAGTCGGGCGTCAGGATTGCCGGTCACCGAATCCTGAACCCCTTCAAGTGGACCATGACCGGAGCGATCAGCAACAACCCGGTAAAGGTGCAACTGACGGACTTTCTCGGCGGCGCGCTTTCCAACCTGACCGACAACCCAATCGTCTCCACGGTTGCTGGCTTGTCGGCTGGCTGGCTGGCCGGTAGCGACGAGACAAGGGCAAGCACCACCCTCGACTTCCTGATCTGGCTGATGCAGTCCTACGACCCGTTCGACATCGACGCCGGCGACATCCTGCTCAAGAACATGGCCATCACGCGCCTCTCCAGAACCAAGGAGCCGCGCAACGAGGGAGGCCTTGAGTTTGTAGTCGAGATGCAGGAGGTGATTGAGCTTGATCGGATTGGCCGAGACTACCAGTGCACGCAAAGCCAGCTTCGCGATGGTGACCCATCAAAGTCGGCATTAACCCGCGCAATCAACCGCGGGCAGGCGATAGCCAAAGAGGCATCCGACAGCGTCGTAAAGTCGGTTAACGGAATTCTTGACGGAGTCGCCTGATGTACACAATCCCACTGCGTGCCGGGTCCGCCAATGCCCATCAGCGGTTCGGCGTACAGCTTGGCGATAACCTGATCGACTTCGAAATCGACTTTATCTCATACCTCGATGTGCCCGCATGGTCCATGAACCTGATGCGCGACGGTAGCAGGATCGTCGCCGGCGCAATGCTTGAGCCTGGCAGCGACATAATCAAAAGCTACCGAACCGGTATTGGGCAGATGGTGTTCACCGGAAAAGATGTGACCCTGGACAACCTTGGTGTCGAAAACTTCCTCGTCTGGATACCTCCTTTGGTGGAAACATGAGAAAGCAAGTCTGGTCGATCGATGTGAATGGGCAGCCGTACATCAGCCAGCAGATCGGCAGCCGGCAGTTCCGCATCCAGTTCAATATCGACATATCCCCAGGCGATGCGCTTTCGTTCGCGGACATTCGGCTATACAACCTGGACAAGGGGTCAAATGTTGCGCAGAAGTCCAGCATCGTCCTTCGGGCCGGCTATGAAGACAATGTCGACGCGGTATTCACCGGGTACGTGACCAATACCCTACGCGAGCGCGAGCCAGGCTCGCCGGAGATCATCACGCGACTGATCTGCAGGTCTGGGCAGGCGGCCACCGATCGGGCGTCTGCCCAGCTTTCATTTGGTGTCGGCACCAGGGTAGAGGAAGTCATTCGCGCTCTTGCCGCAGCATGGCCGCTTCCAATCGATATCGACAACGCTCAGTTTGCCGATGCCAGACCGCTTTCTTCGGGCCTTGTGGTTGATGGCGATATCCCGCAAGCGATGACTGACCTGGCATACGCCTACAAATTCGAATGGATGCAGGACCGCGGGCGAATCGTCGTCACCAAACCGAACATGCCGCGCACCACCACGGTGGTTAAGGTTGATCAGTTCAGCGGGATGATCGGCATCCCTGAGGTTTCCCGCGGGCCCGACGGCCTTGGCGTATTCGTCGCCGTGCAACTCAACCCCGCACTGCGAATCAACGGAAAGATCAACGTGGAAAGCGAGTTCGCCACGTTCAATACCGGCAACTTGTTCGTGACGGAGCTGACTGGAGACGCCACCGCAAATGGTGAATACAACATCTTCGCGATGAAGCATTCAGGCGATTCGCACAGCGACCTGTGGCGAACCGAGATCGACGGTCTGCGCGCCGGAACAACGCCGACCGCTACCGAGACCGCAACCCAGCAAAACGGAAAGCTGGTTTGGGGTGCCAGGGTTGATCAGGCATTCCGCGTCAAGGTCCGCGAGATAGGCGGCCGACTCTCTATAGACCCGAACTGGCTCATGGCCGTGATGGGCTTCGAGACTGGTTACACGTTCAGTCCCGCAGCGCGAAACCCAGGCAGTACCGCAACAGGCCTTATCCAGTTCCTGGAAGCCTCTGCGCGCGAGGTCGGCACATCAACTGCCCAGCTCGCCCGCATGACCGCTGTGCGCCAACTTGACTACGTGGAGGCGTACTACAAGCCCTACTCAGGTCGCATCCGCAACCTGGGGGACGCCTACCTGGCCGTTCTATGGCCGGCAGCGGTAGGGCGCCCAGACTCATACGTGATGTGGGAGCGCGACACCGGCCCCTACCAGCGCGAGTACTCGGCCAACTCCGGCCTGGACATAAACCGTAATGGGGTAATTACCCGCGGCGAGGCCGTCGCCTCCGTAAACACTTCCTACATGCGCGGTCAGCAGTTCGTGCGATGACCAAATAATCAATACCCGGCCTTATCGGGTTCTCTTAATCCGAGGTAGGCATGCTCAAACAAGAAGGTCGCACTAAGCAGGCCAAGATGATGCGCGACGCCTTTCTTGAGGCTATGAAAGGCGTTTGCACTTCGCTGCCTGGGCATGTCCGGACCTTCGACCCAGTCACGCAGCTTGCCCAGGTGCAGCCAGGGATATTGAGGGTCGACATCAACGGTGCCGAGTTCACGATACCTCCAATCATCGAGGTTCCGGTCTACTTCCCCGGTGGCGACTACTGCGTCGAATACCAGATTGATGATGGCTGCGAGGGGGACATCCTGTTCTCTCAGCGCTGCATTGATGGGTGGGTTCAGAGCGGCGGGGTGGCGGCAAACCCAATCGGGCGCTTCCACAACATGCAGGACGCCATGTTCCTGCCTGGGTTCAGGTCTAAACCCAATGTGCTGCCGAGCTTCCAGAACAATGGCGTCCGCATGCGCAACAAGGCCGGCACCCAATTCGTCTGGCTGAAGAACGACAACAGCATCTCCATGGACAACGGGGTAGCCAGGTTCAGCGTACTGGCCGACGGTACGACCCTGATGCAGAACGGCGCTGGCAGCTTTCAGCTACTGGCCGATGGGTCGTTCCTGATTAACGGGCTGAAGATCACGCCGGACGGCAACGTCATCACCGCCGCCGGCATCAACCTCAATACGCATCGCCATAGCGGTGTAACCCCGGGCTCCGGGACAAGCGGAGTTCCAGTTCCATGACTGTACGCAGGCTTGACGACGAGACAGGCGATATCGTGACGCGCGGCCAACAGTTCATCACCGGGCAGTCCGAGGTTGCGCAGACAGTGCTTACCCGACTCCGGTTGTTCTTGGGCGAGTACTTCCGGGATATCACCGACGGCACGCCGTGGTACGAGCAGATCCTGGGCAAGTTCACCAGCCTCTCCACTGCCGAGGCGGCGCTACGGGCCCGGATTGCCAATACGCCCGGGGTGATCCGGCTCACCAGCTTCTCCGCTGACTTCAACATTGACAACCGAAAATACAGCGTAACCGCTGGGATTCTCACTGATTTCGGCCTAGAAGAGGTAACACTGAATGGCTAGCCTGACTTCGACCGGCTACGCGCTGCAGACGCAAAACGACTGGTTCGCCCAGGAGCGTCAGTTCTACCTGGACATTGATCCGCTGTGGAACCTGGACGCTTCGACCCCGGACGGACTGAAGATGGCGCATGACGCCGAGATCTTCTACGCCCTGGACGAGACGCTGCAGCAGGCCTACAACTCGAAAGA